CCCGCCGTAAACTCCGCGGTGATCCTCGGCATGCCCTACCAACAGCCAGAGAACGCTTTCGTGGTAAGCTTCACGCGCGTAGACAAGATCGAAGCGTCGGTAGGCGGATATTTTTGCAAAATCGACAAAGAATCCATATATTTGTCGAAAGACGGGGGCGGCTCCCTCACCATTTCCGGCGATACGGTCACCATGAACGGTGGCGCAATCGGCGGCATGGTGATCCCGGACGCCATAACCAATGCCATGAACACCTTCGTGTCGGCGTTCAACAGCCATACACACGCCTACACATGGTCTGCGGAGGCCGGAGCAGATACTACGGCTCCCCCTGCAGGAAGCGTATCGCCTTTCAAGGCGGAGGATTATACGAACGACAAAGTGCAACAGTAATGAGCGACATTATTTTCGATCTGAAAAACAACGACATCGGCACCTCCAACGGCGATTTTGCCGTTGTGGTCGATCCGTCGATTCAGAACGCCACGCTCATGTTGCTGAAAAACCCCGTCAACATCCTGCAACCTCAGTTCGGCGTGGGATTCGAAACCTTCGCCCTGAACGCACGCCCCGATTACGTCTCCATGCTGGCCGCCACTGCCAAGCGGCAGGTTATAAAGGACGGCGCCGACTACTGCGACATCCGCATCACCGAGGGCGAGAACTTCGGCGAATACAGCGTCTCGGTAGACGCCCAATACCCCGTCGCCGAACCCGATCCCGATCTTATCATTCCCACGCCCCCGCCGCCGGATAAAACACAACGCAACATCGAGGTGCGCATAGCCGTGCAAGTAGGCGTCGGGTATTTGTCGGATGTTGACATCAAGATCAACTACACGTTGCCGGATGGCACGCAGTCGGATTGGTTGTCACCCACCTCGGTGGGGGAAATTCCGGATGATTCCGCGGCAGGCCATCATGATATATACATCTGGAACGGCGATAATGCGTCGCTCAAGCAGGTGACCATCAACGTTCAGGCCGCCAAAACCGGGTATCATCTCACCGACTCGCCGTATTGGAATATCCAAGCCGGGAGCGATGACGTATACTTCGCAACCTCCATCGTAATGCAAGCTGATTAGAGTATGGCAACTTACAAAGTAAAATCCGGTGATACGCTGATGGACGTGTGCTACAACACGACCGGATCACTGCGTGCCATCAACGACATAATGAACGCCAACGGCTTCGACACCTATACCCCGCAGCTGGAGGCAGGTCGCATCATCGAGGTGCCGGACGTGGTATACAACAGCGAAGCCGTATCGGTGGCCGACGCCCGGCCGTTCAACAGTGCATCCCTGCCTTTCGACAACCTGAGCATGCAGATGGAACAGCTGGAATTTATGCTGGGCGATGTCGGCTCCATCATCTACACCTTTGACGGATCGAAGATCGCGGGCAAATACCTTTCCCTGAATGCGGATAAGAACAACGAAGGTTATGTGAACTGGGGCGACGGAACACCCGTGGAGTACATCAAAACCGATGGTCTGTTTGGTCACAACTACGCCGCCGGAACCACCGGGGAAGTCGTGGTGACGTTTCTCGGCACAAGCCGACATTTCGGTAATGTCTTGCGAGATTCTGGCCTTGAGGTATTCAAAGAGGCGCTCATTAAGGTAGACCTTACCAATGCCGACGCGGCATGCCCATCCGGAATGTGGAATAATGGCTTTTACAAGTGCGTATATCTGACGGAAGTGGTAGGGTCGTTCGCGGGAAAACCGAATATCAAATACTGCAATGCCATGTTTATGAATTGCTGGCGTCTTGCTTCCATACCGCCCCAGATGTTCAGAGGATGCCCCCGGTTGGTTGACGCCGCATCGTGTTTTGAATTTGATTATCGAATCAAAAACGTGGACTATTTGTTTGCTGACTGCCCCGAACTTCGAAATATCAGTCGAGTATTTTATAATTCGGGCGCCATATCCGCAGTTGGCGCCTTCCAGAACTGCCCGCTGGCAAATACTACGGCTTATTGCTTGGCTGTTTGTAGGCGCCTTACCGACGTCACTGACATATTCAAGGGGTGTACCGGCATTACAACATTGCATGCTACTTTCACTGAGTGCGATCTTCTCAACCCTCCTGTTAACATCTTTGACGACTGTAAGAAAGCTCACTATTTCGCCGACTTATTTAGGAAACTGCCGGGCGTCACCAACGAATCTCCCTACACCGTGGTTAACGGGCAGAAAGTTCATCTTTGGGAACGAACCGCTGAACTTGGCTTTACAGTTCCGCAGACGTACGATCACTGCTTCTCAGATTCCCCCACCTTCGCCGACTACGCCAACATTCCGGAAGCGTGGGGAGGGCCTCCGAAAACGGAAAACAACGTGAAGCTTCGCTGTTGGCCGATGATGGCCCAGATAGTGGCCGATCCCACTACGATGGCTGGTGTAGTGTACCTGAACGGGGAGATTCTCGGTTACAACGTCGTGGAAAAAGACACGTCGAATCGGCTCGTCATAGACCTGCCGCTTCCGACCGCCATCACCAGCGTGGCCGGACTGTACGTGGTGTTCTATTCCGAGGACGATGCGATAATCGGCGGTTCGCTGGCGCTGGCAGATAACGTTGCGGCGCCGACGGAAGGGGCCGTCTACGAAACCTACTACAATGCCGGCTACGGCGACAACCTGCCGTCTATCTACCCCGTATTCGCACCGAACAACGACCTTACGCCGGGCATTATCAACTCCTATTTCCAGCCCACCTACAACGTCCATATCCCGTCGCTGGGGGACTTTGAGGTCGTAGGCTCCGAGAGCGTTTCGGATGCGGTTGAAATAACCCTCCAAATCACCGAGCTGGGTTGGTCGTATTACCTATCCTCCGGAAGTGATCTGTGGATTGACATGCAACAAAAGCTGGAGACCCAGCATGGCATACCTCTATCGGCGCTCGCCGAGGATGGATGCACCCTCACGCTGTCCGTAGCAATCGAAAACTACGTCATGACGGCGCCGGCGATCGAGTTCAACACCATGCGCGGCTCCATCATGCCTATTCTGGATTTCACGTACGTACCTTAATTTAATGAAATCTTTATGACCACTTATGAACAAATAGTAGCCAACATCGGCAAAACCATCTCGTCGCTCACGAGCACCAGCAATTCAGCCATCTGGCGCCGGCTGGCCGCGGTATTCGCCGAGACCATCAATACTGTTCTCCTGAATCAGTCCAATTCGGAGGTTGTGATCGAGACGGCCGCCCGAACGTTGCGAGTCATGGGGAAGCAGTACTACATCGACACGGCGCTGGCGTTCCAAACCGGCGACAACTTGGTGGTTGTCGATCCGTCCAAGTACGCCTACGGCTACGAAACGGTCGATCCGGCCAAGCAGATCATCAAGCAGGTGGCCATTCGTGTGGATGCGCAGAAAAACGTCATCAACATGCACGTCTGCACGCAGGATGCGAACGGCAATAACGTGGCCCTCACGGCCGAGCAGCTGGCGGAGTTTTCAAACTACATGACGGCCAAATCGGCATTCGGCATCAGCATGATGATCTCGTCGCCGACTCCCAGCATCATAACCACCACCCAGCTCTTCATCCGCTATCTGGACACCTACTCGCTGTCCCAGATCAAGAACAGCGTGAAGGAAATCCTTATCACCACGCAAGGAACCCTGCTCGGCGACTCCCCGGTGTTCGTGAACGACATCGAAACCGCCCTCGCCGGCGTGCCGGGCGTGCGCGACGCCTACTTCGTGGGCATCACCTGCGACGGCGCCGAGCCTACCAACGGCATTCTGACGCCGGCATCCGGCTACTTCAATTTCAGCGCGGCACTGCAAAACCTGACTGACATCGTAGTATTTAATCCCATCCGGTAATGCTTCGACATCTATCCATACCGTGGCTTTTGTTCAACATCCTGCGTCCGCAGTATGCGCTCAACCACGACTCCAGTCCGACGCTGAACGTGTTCTACAAGTTCCTGTTTTGCTGTCTGGCGCCTCTGTTCCCGAAGATCGAATCATACGAGGCGTGGTGCAATAAATACTATGCGCTGGCGGCCAACGACGGCAGCTGTATTTCCATCCAAGCCTACCTGAATGCCTACTACGGGGACTTCGGGGAGATAACTGTCACCACGGCGCCGGTTTTCGACACCTTCATGTTCCCGTACAGCTCCGATATGTCGCTGGGCACCCTGATGTTCCCCTATTCGGCCGACATGTCGAAGGGCGTGGAGTTCTACCAATACGGTAGCACGGCGAATGCCCCGGTCGTGACCATCCCCGCCGGGCTTAAAAACGCGGACGTCTATCCGGACTTTATCGCAGACCTGAACGCTCTTGTGGCCTATGGAATCCAATATTCAATAGTTGTAAATTAAACTCCCATGTCTCTCGCCTCTATCCTCAAAGACACGATTCTGCCTTACGTGAAAACCATCGGTAACAACTGGTGGTTGGGATTCGTCGGCTACTTCGCTCCCATCGGGCCGCTGGTCCTTGTGATGGTATGTTTCATCATGACGGACTTCGTCATCGGCTGTCTGGCATCCTACAAACGGGTGACCGCCGCTGGGAAGCGCTGGTGCTTCTACTCCGACGCGGCGTGGCGCACGATCTACAAATTTGGCTTCTGCACAATGGCGGTCGCCGGATTGTATGTCATCGGGAATGACGTGCTGGGCGGGGACTTCGGCGCCGACCGGCTTCCCAATATTCTCTGCGCGATGGTATGTTTTACGGAGCTGTGGTCCTTTTGCGAAAACGCGGCCTATCTCTCTGGTTCGAAACTGTTCTTGTGGCTCCGGCAGTTCACCATCAACAAGGCGAAGCGCTGGGACGAGGACGTGGCCAAAGACATGGAGGACTTAATCAAAAAGTAACGATATGAAAAGATCAGAATTGCTTGCCGAAGTTCAGAAAAACTTCAAGATAACAGAGCTGGTATGTCCTCATGTCTACCAGCGCGACGGCGAGAAGGCATGGCGGTATTTCTCCAATGAATTTCTCGAAACGCTCGTGGCCATCCGCAACATCCTCGGCCTTCCCATGACCATCAACAACTGGGTGGGCGGCGGTCAGTACAGCCAGCGGGGCCTGCGATGCAACATCTGCGATCTGGTGGCGTCGAAAACCCGCTCCGGCTTGCTGTATGTCTCGGCCCATATGCTCGCGCAGGGGTTCGACTTCTCCACTACCATCCCCTCTCACAACGTGCGGGAAATCCTCAAAAAAAACGCATCCAAACTTCCCTATCCTATCCGGCTGGAGAAAGACACCTCTTGGGTGCATGTCGATCTCTACCGCGTAGACGACAAGAAAAAAATCACCGAATTTAACGGTTAACCAACATGGCAACAATCAAGAAATTCATAGCCACTTCGAACGGCAACCGGGTGTTCGTCTCGGACCTTGCCGCGATGTCCTACACCATCTTCGGCATGATGGGCGCGTGGCCGTGCCCGATCCCCTACTGCATTTTGAAGGGAGTGATAGGCCCTCAAAACACCTCCCTGCGAATCAACAAGGGCGGCGGCGTGCTGATGTACGGCAAGTTTTTCCCGACTCCGAACGGTGATACCCTTTCTATCCCGAAGGGCAGCTATCTGTATGCCAAAGCCCAGAACGACACGGCAGAACCCCGAACCTCGTCCACGGGAAAATCGTACTACCAGAACATCGTCTATTCCCTCATGGTCACTACGGCCAAGCAAACGGGAACATCGACCGACTACGAAGCCGAAACTGGTCTGTGGGAGATCGTGGACGGCGCGGTTACGGGAGCGATGGAAACCACGGCATGGATCGCCTATGTAAAATCCATCAGCACCTTGTGGCGCTGGGACTACATCGACAACAACCTGCCTGCAAACATCGTGCAGACGCAGGCAGTAGCCGATTCCGCCATCACTACCCCCAAGATGGCGCCCGGCTCCGTGACCAACTCCATTTTGGCGCCCGGCTCCGTGACCAGCAGTAAGATGGCATTTGCTGTCGGCATGCCCTATATGCCCTATTACCGGCCTACGATTGCAGACACCACCATTCACGCTACTCCGTGGGCATGGCTGGTGATCGAAGCGTCGGATCAGGCCAGAAACATAATCATTACCACGGAAACACCCCCGTCCTCCGAGGGGGCGCCTATCAAAATTGTGGTGAGCAACAAGACCAATTTAGGCCTTTCGCTGACCCTTACTCAGCCCAACAACATCACAACTTATCTTATAAATATTCCATCTCAAACCATCCTGATCGTAGACGGAGTGTGGATGACAAGCTCGTATTCTTTCGTGACGTACGACGGTAAAAACACGTACCCTTGATCGGTTATCGAGCATATATGTAAAAATAGGGCCAAATGGCCCTATTTTCCTTTGTTATTTCGACGATCTCGGCCAGTACTTGGTGTAGGCCCACAAGAGACCATACGCCACAAATACTGCGGCCATTGCGGCTACGATAACGTAACCCATCGTCTTACTGATAAGCGACAATGCGATCAGCACTATCGCGGCCCCGATCAGGGCAATCAAAGTCCACTTTTTCATCGTTTCTTTTTTTTATAGTTCTTATTGGTGGAGGTATATTTGTATTCATCCGCCACGTCGGTTCCAAATTCCAATCTTCGCCTGAACTGAAAATCAAACAGCTCGTCGGCTCTACGGTGAAACTCCGCTTCTATGACTTTCCAGCCATAGTTGTATTCTTCCTCCTGCTGTTTCATTACCACCTGATTATATTGTAAGATACGCCTACTCCAATATAGGGGTACAGCCTCACATCCTGCTTGAGTACCGCGCCGTACCCTGCCTGCACTCCTATCCCCCACCGGGTTTTTCGAATCGGGCCTTGCACGACCTGCGTCTGTTGATTTACCTTCATCCAATCCAACTGCGGGTGGAGGTCTCCGATGGCCGGGCCGCTCACCTGCGCCGACCAATCCGGGCCTGAGTACGGTCGCGTCTCTACAGCTACCTGTAATTCAGTGCTATCCGGACCCACTTTTACGATCTTGGTTTCCGTCACTGTCACCGTATCGACCGGAGCAAACACCAGATTGGGGACCCGCACCGTTACCGAGTGGTAGGTGCTCGGCCCGGATTGAGGCTTTTCGTAGTACACTGTCACCACCTGCCGGTCGATGATAGGGTCCGCCGGCCATAACCATCGACCCCCCACTACACCTACTGCCAGCCCGATCAGAAGAGACACGGTAATTTTAAGAGCATTCATAGCTTTTTGGCTGGAAAATTCTCGGCGGTCGAATCTTTTACGACCTCCATTAATGCCTTCTCCACGGCTTTCTGAACCTCTTTATCGAGGTCCACGGGCAGGCGTATTCTTCCTACCAATACGCAGAGCAGCGCAAATGCCTCCAGCGTCAACATGATGGCCAAGATGGCCACTGCAAATTCCAATTCATTTCCCATGTTATAGTTGTTTTCGATTTGTTATGGCTTCTGCCAGTATTCTCGTGAATGCGTCGCCGCCGAATCGCATGACCTCAAGTCCCCTTGACATGGGGGTGCATATCAGAACAGCCCATCCGTCGGCCGCGGCCTGCGACATCTTTTCGTACTCCTTTCCGAGAGCCACCGGGTTCGAGTGTCTACCCCCTACGAAGTTGCCTCCATTGACCTCAATTGCGATCTTCAACTCCAGACAGGCATAGTCGAACCGCCAGCGACGGGGCGGGTGGAACCGATATTCCGAAATCCACTCCAACCCGGTCGTTTGACGCAGTATTTGCAGATATGCGTCCATTTACTCCTTCAAGGTTTGGGCGGCAAACATGTAGTAATGCCGCAGGGTGCTGGCAATCTGGGTCAGGTCGTTCGATGCGGCGCCATCCCAAACCCCCTCCTTGTCGTTCTTGTTGATGATCTCGATGATCTCGGCCAGCTCGTCGCGGGTCTCGCGTACATAACGCCGCCAGTCGCCCAGCGTTACCATGTCGGCCACCACGGAGGTTTCGATGAATCCCGACATGCTGTGCACTGGAACTCCGCCCAGCTGAACGATCAACTCGGCGACATTGTCGGCCGCTTCGTTGAGCTTTTTATACACCTCGTCGAAAAAAGGATGCCAGCTCTTATAATGCTCTCCGTACAGCGTCCAATGACGGCCGCGGACATTCTGAGTAGTGACGGCAATCGTCGCCAGCAATCGGTCCAAAATCTCAAATTCCATAATCTATGTTTTTAAAATGGTTCTTCGTCCACATCCTCGTGATGCGTCCACGGGTTTCTGGGTGCCTTCGTCTGCTGGGGTTGAGCGGTCTTGAGCCACGGCGCCCGGCGCCCCTTCCCGATAAATGCCGCTTCACGGTTATTCCCTTTGCCCCAATCTATGGCAATAAAGTACTCGTTTCCCCATTTGTCGGGTTCTTTCAGTTTCTGAATCTTGATGTTGATGGAGCTGCCTATGCCACCCCGACATCTAAACTCTTTGATGGCTTCGTCAGGGATCATGTCCAGTCGCACCTCGGCGATAATAACTTCATCTGCCATACGCAAATATAATCAAAATGCTTGAAATTGTTCTGATCGCGTCGTGTCGGCGTCCGCCGTGTACTCCACGGTCCCGTGCGTACTATACACCCGGTCCCGACCGGCGTTGTCGGTGCGGACGATCCCTTCGAGCCGTCCGGAGGCATCCCGAATCTCGCGGGAGCCGTCGTTACGGGTGCGGACGGTGTGAGTCACGCGCCCTTTCGAGTCCTTTATCGCCCGGACATCCTGTCCGTATGCCCGCTTTACCCCGGTAAAAGCGATGCACACCACTGAAATCACGATGGCAAGCAGCCACCACAGCACCCACGTAGGGCGCACTTCTCGATCATTTTTCATTGTTGTTCGTTTTATCCAGTTCTGCAATCAGGGCGTCAGCGAGTTCAACAGCGTTCCGGGCATGTTCTATGCAATCCGGCGCCCCATCTTTGCGCCAGTTCCTTCCGGCAAATATACCCATCATTGCCTGCCCGGCGTACACCCGCCGCCAGTACTCCCGGTCAACTGATAAGGAATACTTACAAGTTGGGGCATCAACTGTCAAGTTTTCTTTGACAGTTGGTCCGTATTCTCCCCGCGCCAGCTTCTCGGCGTAGTCGTCGTCGCGCATCATAAGATCATCTGCGCAAGTCTTATTATGTATTATTTTTCCTGCTTGGCTATAATACTGCACCCGTTCCTCATAACCCGCATTCACTAAGGCTACCATCCTGCAATCACTATCTCCCCGGCGGTCATAGCATATAATTCTTGCCTCCAGCCCACTTCTTGTGCACACCGGCGCCCCTGCTTTGGCAGCTTCAAGATCAAAAGTTCTCATAATCATTTCAGTTTTTCGAGATTTTGCCAGAAATCTCGCTATTTCAGTAATTCATAAAGTGTTTTATCCTTTGCTATCGTCCCGATTTTCACCCGTTCCGCCTCTTCTTTGGTGTCGAACTTTAGCACCATTTTTTCGCGTATTGGACATCCATTGTCCCGCCAGATTACATCGACCATAAGATGCCACTTTCCATTCCAAAATGCGGGTCCCCCGAATATCTCGGCCACGTAAGCATATATTTTACGGGTAACTATTTGACAGATCAAGTCGCTCATTTCACCAACTCAAATTCGTAAACCACGACCCACGGATTCGATTTCCACGTACCCCCGCCGGAAACCTCGTCGATTAGTGCGGCGAAGGCTTCGCGGGGAGTAGGGAATAATTTCCAAGTTCTGCCATCCTCGGTATCTACATACGATTCTTTGCTCCAATCCTTGCATTGTATGCCGGGAACATAATACCCAATTATCCCGCCTACTACTCCCTCTTTCATGCAGTCCTCGTCCGAAATATCCTGCAACCGCTCGCAGTGGATTCCCGTGATGCGGATTTGGTGGGGCATATACTCGGCTTTGACTAACATTTTGTTACGCCACCCTGCGTGATTTGTTATATCGCTCCCGTCTTCAAACTCATTATACCAAATTCCGTTTTCCCACTTACTCTCATCATAAGTTGAAAAATAGTTTTGCGCCACGGCCACAACCTCGCCGACCTTGTATTTGGTCTTATAGTGATATCCCCCATCATGCAATCTTACGCCGTTGCCACAATACTTGCAATATATACCGCCTGTGTCTCGATCTACTACCAAAGACATAGGCTCATCCGACCAATCGGCACCCCAGCAATTTTTGTGTACGCTGGCGCAATCTTTCGGCATTGGGTCAATCAACCGCCTCGTCATAGTCTTTCGGCCCTCGATAACCGCATCCGTCAGTCCGTAGCAGTCGTTAAACATTATCTTCTTCATAGCTATTCTGTTTTCGGTAAATCCGGGTTGTCGTGGATGTTACCCAATACGTTGTAGTAATGGGTCGAATCCATATCCCCCCAGTTCGGAGTATTAAATCCGCATTCCTCGTCATTCCGCTTGATCTCTGATTTGAAAGGCCACTCCCAGCCGTTGATGCTCCCATCGCTTCTTCCGATAATGTCCCCCTCGTAAATCTCTCGACCGTTCTTGTCTTTCAGCCCCGTGTACTGGCCGACGGTGGCGGGATCGACCTCGTATTGCTCGGCAACTTCGGCAAAGTCTTCCCAACAGTCCCCGCCGCCGTTATCATCATCAAGCATGTTGTCAGGGAATATGTAACAAACCCGGCTACCGTCAGCTGATTTCCTCCAAATACTATTGAATAGACTGCCGTAAATCCATGTATCGCTTTTGAGGCACTTGCCTCGGAATTTAATCTCTCTCATAACTATTTTTTAAAGTTGTTCAATCTGTCTATCTCGGCGGCGATACAGGCACCAGCCTCGGCCAGCAATCTGATTGCTTCGTCGGTTTTTGACGTGATTCTTGAAAATTCAACCAGCATTTCTGCGCGCAGAATCATCCTGCCTATCTCCCCCAACCGCCCGCTTGACACCAATAGCTTACTTTGCCTTTCTGCAATCAGTTCGATTCCTGTTTTCATGGTATTCTATTTCTTTTTTGAGTTCTTCGATTGATTTTCTGACCCGTTCGTGCATCTCCACGGCGCGATACCCAAGCCAAACAGTGACGATTCCGAGAATTGAAAGCAAGACCCACGCTATAATTTCAGTCTTCATCCTCTCTTCTGTTTTAGCTCCGCAACGCGGCGCAGTAGTTTGGTTTTCATGCCTCATAGGGATTTTTGGGTAAATCGTGAACGTTTATTGCCGATCCATCGTCGATCAGACCTCGGTAGTCGAAGTGCAGGCGGCAAAGGAAATCATACAGTTTGTAAGAACATGTTATGATGCATGCAGTCGAACTGTTGAGGGAATCAGTACGTATAAATGTTTTCCACTCGTGCTCCCATAAAAACCAGTCTTTCCAGTAGCAGGAATACATTCGTTTGTCTGCCTGTTCAAATATCCATTGAGCACTTTCCTGCTTCTCGACTATATTCGCCAGTTCGGCGATCGGAATAAACGCTTTCCCGTCGTTATAACCCCGCTCGGTTATCTCCACGTACAGATCGGACATCGGCCGAAGTATCGGCTTCCCCATGTTGTCAGGCAGGTCAGGATAGTAAAATCCTTTAATCCCTGCCCAAATGTTTATGAATCCTGATGGCTTAATACAGTGAAGTCGGTAGGGTAAATACCCTATTACGTCAGCAAGTGTAAGTTCTCGTTTCATCTTATCATTGGTTGTTTTATCTCAATGGTTTGTATTGTATGGTCTATTGTAGGAGGGTAATAGTCGATTGCCATTCCGTTTACCATGATGTCGCAATTTTCGGCACCCATCCCTACCGCCCAGTCGTAAAGTTCCTTCGGTGTCATAATTTATTCGTACTCAAATTCTTCAATCTTCACGATACCCGCATTGGGGTTATTTCGTAGCCGTTCGACAAGGCAACCTTTCGCATACATTACCGCATTAAATTTGTTGAACTCCAATCCTATGGAATTGTCCTCGTCGAACTCGTCTTTGGTGACGTTAAGGGTTATTTGTGCCACTACTTTGATTCTGTATCCTTTCATAGTTCTGTCATTCGTGAATCTCCCGCCAGCCGATGATTTGAGCAGTATTGTAGATACCATCATTTGCTATCCACCCATCTACATTATCGCTGTAATAAGCAACGTCGTGATTTTCTGTGTCCGTTTTGACCAAAACCTGTTTGCGGTGTTCGGGCATCTCCTCATTCGGGTGGTACCAGCGGGTAAGCTCTGCGCGCTGGGATTTTCCGAACTGGATAAGCCATTCAAGGGCATCATAGGTCGGAATACAAGTACCTAAACATTTCCGGTCGCAATTATTGCGGTCTCCGCAAGTCACGCAGATGTTATTTTCGCAAAAGGCTTTTGCTCTTTCCTCAATCGTCGTTCTCATTCTCGGTCAATTTTTGGATGAAATTCTTTTGGTGGTATTCATAATCCGGTTCGAACTCTCCGTCCTCGCCGTTCTCGAACCACATATCGTCGAATGCGCCGATCGCTTTCTTCCGCATTCGCTCCTCGGCCTCCTGCTCGGCGATTTCGACCGCCTTTATTGCATCTTTCTTCATCATCGCGCGGCTATCTTGAAACATTACTCCTTGGACACTTATATAGAGGTCAGTTTCACGGATGATTTTTTTCGCTTTTCCGCTTTTCATGGTTGGTTATCTTTTGTGTTTAACTTTCCGATTAGGTATACAGGAAATCCAGCCCCAGAACGGTATTCGCCGCCTCAAGTAGTCCGGATCATCCTCGTGGTTGTATGCCTCGGTCTCGAAGCAGGTGTAGTAGTAAGCGCCCGGATAAGGCGGGATAATCACTTCGATCAGCCACGAAATGCCGTAGCAAATCCAGCCGGCGAAGAGAATGCCTAACACCGTCAGGACCCAGCCCCACCACGCGAACGAGTAGCTTATGGCGACGGGCAGGAGGATTGCCGCGAACAGCCCAGCCAGTTCGATCTGCTGGGCGCAGTGGATTCCTTCGTGTCGGCGTGTTGTCTCGTCCATGCTCCACGCCATCGGCTTACGGGTGAACGCGAACACCAGCCATGTTACCCAGCTGAATCCCTTGAACGGGATCAATTTGTTGTGAACTTCGATAGGTAGTTTCATAGGTTCAAACCATATCCGTTAGACACCACCCACTCAATACGGCCGACGAGAAGGTCGATAAGGCTTTTATTGTGGGCGAAACCATATTCCTTGTCCTGTAAAATTTGGCCGAACTCAAAATCCCATCCATCCTCCCCGGTCTTTTCCAAGGTAGGATTAAATCTAATTCCTATAAAAATCACCGACGGGAGAAGCTCCAGCAGGTCGGCGACCGTGAAGGCGGGGGCTACGACACCACCTTTGCCCTTTTTTACCTCCAGACGGACGATGCCTACAATATTGGTTTTTCGGTACACCATGCTCGCCCTATCTGCGGGCACTCCCAGCTCGATCAGCCGCTTCGACTGCCCGATGCTCGTTACTTGGTTTTTCATTTTTATCCTCTAAATTTCGTTTAAAAATATTCAGGTGATACCATGTACCACTTTGGTGGTTTCATTCGATTCTACCCGCCTAAGAATCGCAAACAGGGGCATCTTTGCTTTTGTCTCTCCTTTGGCTTTCCCAAAGCTCAAGTATTTTTGCCTTAGTTTCGTCGCTGAGCCGGTTTATTACAGAACCATGAAGACCCGCCACGTGTACCTCCCTATTTGCACATGCTTCGCATCTCTCTTCGAAGTATTCTGCGAACCACTGGTATATGATCTGACCGTCTATGCGCCCGAACAGCTGCCCGTAGAATCCTCGCTTTGCACGGGACATTACAAGATTCACATCGGCGCTGTTCAGTGCCCAGAAGTCATCCAATATCATCTGGCAGGTCTCGTGTATCTGAGCGCCGTCCATTTTTGCCGATACGTTGAGAAACTTTTGAAGATTTGAAATCCATGCCGCGAGCATTAGAATGACCGAATTTTCACCATACGCTTTTCGCAGGGCCGATAACGAATGTCCTCCAGAGCTGGCGCAAGCAAGCGGGGTTAGGCACTTACGGAACAATTTCATGCACTCGGCTGGCGTTAACAGCGTTTTGCAAAGCTCGGTCGAGTTGGTCTCGTTCGTCATCGGTAAGTCCGTCCTTACCGCGGGAATTGTCTTTTGATCTTTCATACACTCGGTTGGTTTTTTGTGAAATAGCATATTCGAATATCCGTTTCCAATCTATCGTCTTTCCTCGCCCCTTCTTTTTGTGCAACCATCCGGCCTCCGTGGCCCAAAACTCCTTGCATGCCTTTTCAAGCGTCAGTTTGATATTCACGCCGGGATTGAACCGTTGTCGTTCTGCCATCCACTCCCTGTTGCCAACCCATCTCTTCCATGCGTCCCGGCAATCTTGCAGGTAGACCTCGAAGCTGTCTCGCCACGTCACCTCCTTCGGGGTTTCCGGCTTCTCTCTCGCGCGCACGCGCTTTGAGTTTTTACCAGCATCTTCTGAAATATCTATTATCTCGGCATCTTCGAGTACGTCAGTACGAGAAGTACTCTCTATGTCTTTCTTCTCTATAATATCTCTTATCTGTTGTTGCTCGCTGTGTTGCTTCTTTGTTGCTCGCTGTGTTGCTCGCTGTGTTGCTTCTTTGTTCTCCTCTTTGTTATCGTAAAAATTAAAACCGACGTAATTATCGAAATTACAGATAGTTATTATGGTATACGTCTTTGTTGCCGTCTTTGTTACTTCTTTGTTGTTGACTATGTTGTCAAGTGTGTTGCGTGTTTGTTGGAGACTTTGTTGTACCCCTTCGCTCAACTTAGACAGACTCGTCACCACTTGCCCGCGTTTAACCGTGATCCCGTTCCACTCCGATTCCGTAATGTTCGCGTTCATAACCAACCATTGGATCATGGCGTGTTCCCGACATGACTTAACGCTGGTCTCCCGGTACCATTCGGTAGGAATTTTCATCCATCCATTTTGTATGTCCTTTAGCTTCATAATAGGTTGAAAAATAAAGCGAACCAACAAGAACTTGCCCTTCCTGTCGGTTCGCTTGGAATGACCTTGCGGCCATTATATCATACATGCGAGGGCAAGTCGCTATGCAAATATACGAACCTTTCCGGAAATTCCCAACTTTACAGTCTATTTTTTGGCTTCCAGAATCGGAAGGTTGGCTTCGGTAGGGATGTAAATCACTTTTTCTGGGATATTTCCCTGCTGTCGTACCCACAAATACTGAATGTATGTCGGAGTTATGGAGCCGTTTTCGATGCGGATAGCTTCGGCCGCTCCTTTCGCCCGTTCGATTTCGGCCTGCGCGTTCAGTTTCTCCGCCTCAAGATTCGCCTTTGCCTCTTCGATCTTGATGCGGCGGTTCTGCTCCGCCTTGGCAAATTCGGCCTTTCCGGCCATCTCCTGCTGCCAGACGCTATAAGCGGGAAGCCCCATCATCAGAACCAAGGAAAAGACGATCGCCACTCCCACTACAATCAGAACATTGATAATAGATTTCATAACTTTTTGTTTTTTAATTTGTTGTTTAATGATTACGTTGTATTTTGGGACGTTTGAAAATATACTCCATTCTCTTACCTATGACCAGCACCCGAACCAAATCCCAGCCACGAACTCCAAAAGCGTTCATTACTTCTTCTGGCATCGGGGCGTATTTGCTTCCCACGATTATTTTGTACTCTATCTGGGTCATATCGAATCGTATTTAACGGGTTGAATGCGCTTCATGTCCGACCACACGAAGCCGCGGGCCTTGAGTTCTTCCAGCAGTTTCCGGTCGGTGTAGCCTGCCAGATCGGGATTGTGAATCGCCCCCCCCCTCTCATTTTCTTTTCGGTTTTTTGCGGGCCGCGAAGTTTCGAACTCCGTCCTTTGCCGGCTCCGCTGGTTTGACATCAGGTTTATTTTCGGTTATAATGGGCATCTCGATCCCTTCCTTCGGCTCGAAGTAAATGCACCATTTGTCCATGCAGATCGTCAGCGTTCGCGCCTTGAGGCAGTGAAAAACATGCTGTCCGGGCCAGTGAACGCACGCGGTGCAGTTTACCTGCGGGCTGTCCAATATGGATCGGCGCGTACTATTTTGCTTTACCATTCTCCGGGATTGTTGGTTCTACCATCGCCATCAACAGCATCTGGACGATCAAAATAGGCAGGTACAAATACAACAGCCAGCTACTTTCGGGAATCTTCAACTTTTTCATTGTGTTTCTTGTTTATTTCAACTTTTATCCAGTCGGGAAGATTCGATTCGGCCACCAAAGCGACATTGTCGATCTTCACTATTTTCAGCGCGCCGGTTTTGGCGTAATGGTAGAGAGAACTCAGCGGAATGCCGCTCGCGTCAGCCAGCCATCGCAGGGTATGAAGGTTTCGTGTGTCAGTTATCATACCCCCCCCTATTTGGATTGTTCGGCATTTTCCACACGGGCGATCATCGCCTCATCTTCGGTCTGGCCGTCGGGATATTCTACCGCGGTTTCATACTCAATGTTGTCGGACATAGGCGTGCCGTTGTCGAACTTAATGGCGGTGGCCAGCTGGTTCATGGCCGTGGTAGAATAGGGATCAATGATCGCACCCTCGCGCAGCACCCGTTTCGATACGGTTTTGTGGTACATTACTTCCGGGTTGGTTCGCCACATTCCGGTGGGCTTATTGAAGGATTTCGAATACCTCTGGCCCCATGCCATCAATTCCTCAATGGTCATGTAGCAATACTTCTCGAAGCCCGTGAGCTGGCGAATGTAGGCTATATATCCTTGCAGGATTTCCCGCTCGTGCGGCCCATCGTTGTACTTGTATTCCCCCGTAAATGGATTGTGGGATAATATATCCCCCTCGTACACTTTTGCCGTGTTGAATGTCGCCATCGTGCCGGTGCGGAAGGCCAGCTGTTGAAGGCCGCGATTCATCACCTGAAACGTACACCGGTCGCCGTAGGGGATCAGGGCCGACTGGCTCAGGTTCGGGTCGATGGACAACCCCGTGCAGGCCGATACCATCGCCGATCTCACCACCGTGCGCGGGTCGCATTTGTTGAGGGCCGCGGCGGCCGGATCGCGCATCAACAGCAGGATTGTTTGCATGAACCGCGGGGCGAATTTCTCCCCCAGAACGTCCATGAATTGGTCGCGGGTGCTTCCTTTCGTGAGCCATGATTTGATTTGTTGAAAGTTACTTTGCGTTACGCTCTTTTGCGGGGCCTGAATGGTGACGGCCTTCGCCTGTTCGGTCATCTGTTTTGCGTCCATAGCTGAAATTTTTGTCAAGTAGTTTTTTGATTCCGTCTTTCCATCCGCCGGAGGTAAAGCCGCCGCGGGTGTTGTCTGAGAGGTTGTGCCACCGCATGTTGGTGGGGTACACGTCGAAAATACCGATTGCGCTGCCTGTAAGTATAAAACCCTCTTCCGTGGTTCTCTCGTCCACATTTATGCGCCTTCCCATCGACCGTATGCACCTGCAAACACGCATTTGGTAGGGGGACAAATTTTCGATTCTCATGTCATACCCTTTGACCCTCGAATAGTCGGTTATCAACTCGGTGATCTGCCGGGTTCGCCGCGCTACCAGCTCTTCCTTTGTTTCCATCACTTTTTTATGTCGAATTTCCGATATGCCGAAATGGTGGTATACTCTTTGGCCAGATCGGGGTGATCCTCGCTAAATTTGGCCAGATCGAAACGCCTCTGATGAATGGTGCGGTAGGTGGCCAGCGCCCGCCCTTCGTAGGCAAGGGTATCGCGTTCGTCGAACAGCGCCGACATTTTCGCCTTGATTTCCTCGTATTTCTTGGCCGCTTCATTCGCGTTGCGCTTGTAGATCATCGCCTGCTCGTGCATTTGCGAGACTTCATGCCCCACCTTGATGATCCCGGCCGTGGATTCGGGGTGCAACAGCTGCACGTCATCGCCATTTATAGGCTCCGGCTGTTCGCCCCCGATAATATGGCGTTCATACCATGCGCACGCCATTTCGATACACTTGCGGACATAGTCCCGGTCCGGCAATATAAGGCGCGATTTGAGGGATTTCGAACCGTCATTTACGGCCAGATATGTGCCGGGCCGTCCGCCTATCTCAGCTTCGAACTGGCACTGCAAAAACCATTCGGAGGGGATAGTTTCCTGTACGTCGAAGTCAACGTACATAGCGGTGTCCTTGATCTCCAAGAACGGACGCCCGGCAAGGTTCGTCCCCTCCTTGAAAATCTCGCGGTCCGGCGCCACTTGAATGTAATCGGGGTACTCGTCGTTGTGGAATACGGCGATCTCTTTGGATCGGCCCACCACCTTGAGGCCTGTCTGCTGTTGGAACCAGCGCGCTATTCCGTCTTCCATGAACCGCCCGCGATACATGGATTCCTTGATCGGCTGCGCGTCGCGGTTTTTCCATTCCAACCACAATTGCAGCGGGGTTTTGTGATTGCTCAGGCCGAGGATTATGCCTATGTTTGATCCCCCAATCACGAATTTTTGATTTCGGTATGCCAGCCACTCGGCGCGGGTCTTGAAAACTGTTTTGCGGATTGCCATGTTATTGGTTGGTTTTAAGGAAGGCTATCGCCATTTTCCGGGGTTCTACATGAATTGTTGCGCTTTCGTGATCCGGGTATATTTCGATATTCCGGAATTGGACCGCATTCAGGACCGGATATCTTCCCTCTGGAATCTGTACGGATTTCCAATACAGATCGGCGGAGATGATGACCGTTACGTCCTCGCGCCCGTTCGGGGTGTCGATGTTGACCACTTCCGACCCGGAAAAGAAATCCCCGTCTAAATGGTCTTTGAATGCTTCGGCAATGGCGTTGTACGCCGCAGTTGACAAATTGTAAATCATAATTTTGAATTTTTAAATAAGCTATCCTTGTTGATAATCTGAATCGTAGTTGAGATCAACCCCCGTTTGATGATAAATTCGTAGTGGGTGTCTGGGCAATGTTTCCAAAATGGATCGCCGGGTTCTGCCCACCATTCGTAGACGTAATAATTTCCGGGCTTCTGACGCTTCGCAACGTCTTTGATGTAGAGCAGGTCCAAAGACTCCGCGATCTGCGTTCCTTCGGCCGAAAATAGGGTATAGTGCGCGATTTTCATTTTACGGGAATCATCATTAAATCAAATCTACCTTCGTCTTGGTCTACTATGTCCTTCCCGTCAACGGTCCACGAAGCCGGGAATACTTCGCCGCTTGGCCCCTGTACTTTGCCTAAAAGTTTGTATTTCTCTGCTCTTGGCCGTAGTTGTAGATCGACTACTTTCCAGCCGTGCCGGGTTTGTGGGATATAATCCCCGGTCATGTACTTCAACAGCTCAAATTTTTCCATAATAGTGTTGTTTTGCGGTTTAACTTGCGAAGGCCGGGGAGGTGATCCCCGCGGGTTGCTGCCCGTCGGTCTGCCGCGCCTTCTCCACGCGATGCGAATGCTTCACCAATACAATTTGCCACTTTATGCCGTCGCGGGCGGCTGGGGTTTCGGCCAGTGGCGGACCCCTCCCCCGAAGGGGGCTATTTCGTTACCTCGTGGATTTCGCACTGGCCGAGTATCGAAACCTCCACCAGAACCACGTCGCCGGCGTCATAAACCCGATCCACTCGGAACGAATACCGGAACATAAGCCAACATATCGCGGCGGTCACAATCGCAGTAACCAGATACCGCATAAAAGTGCATTTTTTCATGGCTATTTGTGAATTAATAACAAGTCTTTTGCTGAATCATATCCGGCCCTAATTCGGCCGTCCAGTGTGTAGGTATTGTCACCTATTGCGATCGGATAATTTATGCCCCTTGTAACCGTTACTTCCCCTTCAACAGTGGAGCCGTCGCGGTGTATAAGCGTGTAGCGGCCTGATCCCCAAAGTTTCAATTTGAAACCATATCGGCGTGTTTTCATGGCTCTAATCTTTAATCTCTTCGATATGTTTGTTATTCATGCAGGGGCAGGCTGAGCAGGCTCCCCATGCGGATTCATTGTGCGCTCCGAAGGCACAAATATCGTCGCAAATTTGGGTCTGGCTGACCCCCTCCGGATCTGGAACAAGGCGATATTTGCGCCCCCGGAGCACGAAAGGCTCGCCGTTTCGGCTCTTTCGGATCGCCTTCCGTTCGATATAGTCGATATTATCAAGATTATTTTTCATCGGGTTGTCGGTTTTGAAGGTTTGCGCACATATCTGCGTATCTCTGGGCAGACTTTAACACTCTCCACCCCGCAGCGAGGGCGCGCGCCTGAATATCTAACAATGGTTCTGCCGTTACCTTTCGCCCCTGCTCCCACTTGGCGAATTGCGCAGGGGTAAACACTACTTTCGCTATATCGCCGTTATACACCAGCGCACAACCGCCGTAACTGTATTGATGCCAGCCGGATGCCCCATTTAGGACCAAATCCAAGGATAGAGCCGGTATTGCTGCGTTTTGATCGGCGCACCACTTGCAGATCTCTATATAACTGTCTAGCAAAAAATCAGCATAATAGGCCGTTGCTTTATTCCATTGCCCGCGTTTCCGTTCGGTATCGGAAATATAGGTGCGCATGTCGGAAAGATATTTAGGTGAGTTTAAAATATTGTGTATCATGTCTTTATGGTTATTTGATTTTGACAATTTGGCGGTAGCTGGTCGGTGTTTCGTACTGATATACGCGAACGCCGTAAAATGTCGGGCATTGCTTCAGAATGTTGTCCGGATCATTGATCCCGAAGCGTTGTATTACTGCCGCCGTTACGTATTGATAGTGCGGGCGGCCGTACTGCATTGGTACGAGAAATGTCTGTTCAGACGGGTAACCCTGATTGACCGTTATAATCATAGCAAAATACGGGTTGCCATAGGTTTTTTGAAACCACGTAAAGCAGTGCGCTGAGATCGAGCGAAGGCGATAACGGCCGATGCGAATAATATCCTTTTTCATGGTGGTAGGCTTGATTAAAAATTTGCTTTCAGTTTCAGAAGGCGCAAGCATTCTCGCAGCTCGCTGTCCGTGTACTTCTCGGCGATCTCTCTGGGTACACCATTCAGGTTCATTGCCAACTGGATCGCACGCTCTTTCGAGACCTTCGGGGTTAATTTGATCCTTTTCATATTATTCGAGATTATACAACCGGATTTCACAATCATCGTCCACGTGCAGGACCATCGTAGGCTCGATCTGGTCGAGTTGCAACGAAAATACGGCGTCTTTGCCTGCGTAGATATACGCCCACTTACCGGAAAGAGATACCTTTTCTTTCGATCCGAAATAGTCGACCGTGTCGGCTACATTTTCCACGACACCCCACGACTCATTTCCCAAGCCGTCGCGGTTGATCGCGTCCATCAAGTCAAATGCGAATTTGTTCATAGTTGTATTGGTTTTGTGTTTTTCTCTATACAAATATACGCAAAAATATTTACTTTGCAAAATTTTCTAAAGAAAAATGCACTGTTTTCGTAACTTTTTTTCGCTGATCCGAGAGTGCCAGCAGCGGCGCCCCCG